ATACCCCGGTAATTCATATAAAAACTGGTGTGATAGTGGCCGTAAGCTAAGATATTAGGAAGATTGTCTGATGATCGGTTATTTATATCCCTCTGGGCTTTATAAGATAAAGCATAAGAGGTGTTTCCCATAGGGTGTAGTAGCTCCATAGTTACCTGATCAGCCAGCCGGATGTCGGCATTATATTGGCCAATATAGGTAATGTCTCTTCTGGCTTTGGCGATAGCCATAAGTGGATCGGAACCACCTCTTTCAAATGCTTTAAGATCGTGGTTTCCAGAGATCCCAACGGTCTGTATTCCCTTTCTTCGGGGATATGTATTTATGGTGTGGTCAATTTGGGCTTGTTGGCCATAGTGAGTCACCTCCAATTCTTGTCCCCGGTAAACTCCGACTCCCTCTGTCCAATCCCCAACGTGGAAAACAACTGAAATACCTGATTTTTGAAAACGATCATAAGCCATTTCTAGGGCGTCTGGCCTTTCTTTTTTACTACTCTTGTGTGTATCTGATACTAATCCAAAGTGAAGAAATCCTTTATCAAACATCTTCCTGGCGTCAAAGTTACTCGGTGATGAGTTTTTACTCCGGACAAAGACTCCACCATTATCTACAAAATTGTAACCCTCTCCAATCAAAGTATCCAAAACACTCTTGATCTCATCTCCTGGTTTACCTGTCTCCCGGGATAGCGACTCTTGGGTAAACTCCCCTTTGGTTTTAAGAATTAGTTGTCTTAGACTTTGTTCTTTTCCCACATATAGAATATCCGGGAAAAAAGTCAATAAAGAAACCAATATCTTTTAATTTACTTAGTTGATATATTGGAAATAGTGACAACACAATAATTTCCGCATTTTGACAATGCGGTTATCTTATGGGATAATTTAATTAGCACTACACCGTGCCGACCGCTACCAGTCACCTCGCACCGTGAACTTCAAAGTAGCGGTTTTTTTTGACCTTAAAATTGGGTTAAGCCCTTGATTTTACTTTCATCACCCTCAAGTTTTCCTGTTAAGTGAATATCTTTATCAAGTCCTTTTAGAAGAGCTGTTAAGAAAACTGTTAGAGCTGTTGCCAAGACAATTGACCAGTTTATGGCAATTTCTCCGGTTGAGGTGTTGATACTCATAAGAATAACTGGAATAACACCAAGCAACATTACCCTACCAATTTCTTTTAATCCCTCAATAAAAGGTTTTACACTTGTATAAGTTATTTTCATAGTTTAATCCCAAAGAGTTCCAATGCTCTCCAAATAAAGACGAGAACTAGGATAACTCCAATCACTTGTAGGATTACTCCGCTAAGAAAAAGTCCAACAAGGTAATAAATAACATATAGTACCAACCCTATTATAAGTAGGGTAAATAGATTTCTTATCATACTATTTTTTAACTGTTAACTTGGCAATACCCAAACGAATAAGTTGCCAGCCGTTCTGGTCATTGTAGTTTTCATAAAGTTTCCGATACTTTGAGGCCTCGGCTGTCTTTGCTACTAGCTGTTCGTTTACAATCACTAATTGTTCATTAGCAATCTTTAGTTCTTTCTGCCATTGCTTTATTGTTTTTTCTTTTTCCGCTAGTTTAGCTTCAATTTCTTCTAGTCTTTGAGTGAATAATTTTGTATCGGTTTCCAGATTAGCCACTTTAGTCTCCAGAGTTCGGATTTGTTCATCTTTTTCCCGGAGTAAAGCTTCATAATCCACCGGAGGGGCAATGTCATAAGGCTTATTAAATGCTTTACAGATTGATCGGACAATAGCGGAGGCAATCAGTTCGGTATTAGACAGTAGAACGCTATCGTGAGGATCTTTAGCTTGTCCCATTTCTAATAAGACGCAAGGAGTATTAGGACTTAAGTATCGCCAGAGATAGTGTTTGGTCATACCCTCGGTCACAAAGTTTTTATTGACAATTTTTGTTTCCTTGAAATAAACCTCATCAAACACCTTTTTAATTCTCAAGCTTTCCTGCCAAGACATATCAACTGATTTGTCTCCGGATCCTACCATCCCACCTCCCTGATCACCTTGGACGTCCATATCGCAATGGAGTGCTAGTGCTAAGGCAAAATCAGTTTTAGTTATTGTTGGATCGTCATTGGCGTTGGCGTCACTTTGGACAACCTCAAAAGCCCTCTCCCGAAGCATAGCCGAAACTCTATCTGCTATCCGGATATTGATTTCTACTTCCCCGGCGGTGCCGGTTGATCCTCTCAATGAGACGATTGAATTAAATTTTATGTTTTGGTGTCCAGCTACTACTAATATTTTCATCTGTTACCTAATATATAAGCCATAGCCAAAAGTGTCAGAAAAACTGATACACCTTGAGCTATGCGGTAGGTCATTTGATTGTAAAATTATCAGTAACAGTTGTTACTGTAATATCTCTAATCGGATTGACCTTATATTTGTAGTTTATTTCAATATGATAATCACCACTTGGTAAGGCTTTAGGCACATACATTTGAACAACTTGGACACTACAGCCAGTTTCTTTATTAGTTGCCACTATTTCAGGCACAGAATAAATAATCCCATCTATAAAGGTTCTGGTAACTACTGGAGTAATTGTCGTCTTTTTACAGTAATGAACCTCGTAAGACAAATGTTCACCGTGGCTAACTTCTGGTGTCAAAATCTGGTGTGGTTGACTAAAAGTAATTGGTTTATAGGGATAAATTAACCAATAAGTAATTACAAGTATTACTCCTAAAGCTAAAGCGATAGTTATCCAAGATATTATTTGTAATGCTTTATTCATATTATTGTTTAACTACTAAGGCTACAACAGCTCCAACAACAGCCAAAAGTATTGTTGCTACCATACCATAGACAATTTTTTTGACAGGCTCAAACTGGTCTTGAGTGACATAATCAGCGTCAAGTTTGGTAGTTATTCCTTTCACATCGGTTTCAATTCTATCAACCTTATTAAGTATAACAGCTAGGCTTATTCCCATCTGGTTAAACTCTTTGACGTTGTCTTTAATTGTTCTGGGCATATGAAGAATATATCAGTAATTAAGCAAAATATCTTTTATTGTTCGGAGATCTAACTGGTTTTTCTTTTTTGTCCGGATCAACAATCTTAAATTCAATCTTGTATCGTCCTCTTTTCCTCTGTTCTGGAGTAATATCGTCCGGGTGGAAGTCAATATTAAATTGACCTTTTTTACTGTATCTTTCGTTCATCGTGTCATCAACTCTAAATACTCCCATACCATACGGAGTTTTTACTTTTTCAAATCCTTTAACCTTTACATAAATTTGTTCACCTTTTTTAAGTCTATCGTGGAAAACCCTATTCCCAAAGGCGACTGATCCGGGTTCTACTTTGCGGCCATAAGCCCCGGTGCCATCAGTTCCCGGTCTAGTTTCGGCTGGATTAGTGGGATTGTAATAAGAAGCCTCTCCTGTTGTCCACTCGTTACTCATCTTTTCATAAATTTCTTCCTGTCTTGGAGATCCAGAAAAAGCAATTTCGGCGGCATAGGCTGGTTTTACAATGTTAAAAGCGGTTTTTTTATCACTTTCTACCTCTGCTTTCGGTTTTTTGTATCTATACTTCTTCAACATTTGTTCTAAGTTAGAGTCTTTTATCTTATCCAAGGCTTTCTTCTTTTCCTCATCACTTAATCTTTTATAGCTTCCTGATTTTATCTTTTGAGAAACATCTTTATAGTAGTTACTTCTAAAATACATCATTGCTTCGGCAAATTTTTCATCACCAAGTTGATCTTTAAGTGATTTAACCCGGGGGCTGGTTTTTTCTGGTCTAGTTAAGGCTGGTAATTGTCCAGCGTCCTCTAATCTGGCCATTTCTTTTATAACCTCTGTTTCACGGCCTGTCTTGACTCTGGCTCCAAATAAAATAACCGAATACCACGGCTCTCCTTTAATAACTTCACCAAAAACATCAGTCCTTTCCGGTAATTGATTTCTAAGTCCTGGGATGGCCATCATTATTCTCTCTCTAACACTATTTCTATCTGCTTCCCTTTCGGCGTGATCAAAGGCTTTGGCGAGATCAGAAACTATCCCGGGGACAACTCTGGCTCTTATCTGGTCAACTAAACCAACTAAACTTTTCTCCATCTTACTGCCCATTGTTTCGTATTCTCCTGGATCAAGTGATTGGATTGAGGTTATTAAATTTTTTGACTCTTCCAGTCCAGGGATTTGGACGGCTTGGATACCAACACCGGCCATATAGTTATACATTGCCTCTGGTAAACTGTCGGCATACTTTCTAGCATATAAAAATCCGACTATAGGTGAACCCAGGAAACCAAAGTAATCAAGTGAAATCCACTTTCCACCCACTCGGATCATATTACTGTTTCCACCCTTAGCTTTCAAAAGTTCCTGTTCACTTTGACTTGTTGGCCATAAACCCACAAAATCTTCTGGATCAATCAATGAGGCAAGGATAAAAGCAAACAACATCCCCATCCCGGATCTTAAATAATTTCTACCAACATCAGCCAAAGGTTTAGGATTACCGGCTTTATATTCTCCAATTGCTCCTTTGAGTAAACCCATTGTTCCCTTAATAAAACCAAATCCTCCAGCGTCTAAACTCATTGAGACGACATTGGCCGGAGTTTTAACGAACGGCATTATTTGATCACCTAACATTAAGTCTCCGGAAGCCTGATTGATTAGTTTTCTAACTCCCAGGGATAACTCGGACATTGAAGAGTCGTTTTGAAAGGTTGAGAATAAGGCCTCGGCTTTAGCTTGTTCTCTTATCAACAATCCCTCCGGAGTAGAGGCAGATGGTGAGGCGGCGTCCATAAATAGTTGATTGGCTCTGTCTGTTAATGCTTGTCCAGTTAGTCCCTCACTTTCGGCTATTTTAGTAGCAAACAAATTGGCGGAGTCTACAAAAACATATCTAGCAAATAATACGTCCGGATCTCCCATCAATTTGTTAAAAACAAAATCCTCATAAAATCTACCTATTTTTCTGGCCACACCTTTTCCTTGTGAGTGAGTAATCATTTCCCCCAACACCTTAGATCCATCAGAATAAGAGTCTGCCCTTGAAGCGTCAAAACGTCCGGCTTTATGTATTTCGGCCGATTTATCTAAATATTCTCTAATCAAGGTCTTATCTACCACACCTCTATACTGCTTGGACATTATCCGGCGTTCAAATGATTGCTCTAATGCTTGAAGAGTATTACCGATAATATTCGTAACCGGGGATTTAATAGAAAACAACATTGCTCCTCTCCCGGCCACGGAAGTTAAGACTTTAATGGAACTTGTCGGGTTAAGTGATTTCAAATACTCGTCCATTTTCTTTTTCTCGGCAAAGTATGAGGCTTGAGGTAGTCCAAATTTATCGTGTTCTTTGGCGTATTCCTCTTGTAGTCTGTCCGACCTCTTGACGATTTCCTTAGCTTCTTTAGCGGTGACGGTAATTCCTAATTTCTTTCCTACCAAATCCATCATAAAGTTGTCCTCTGTTTGAGGATCAAGTAGTCCGGTTTCTTTTAATCTAGCAATTTTGTCAAAAATATCAGTTCTTTTTGCTTCATCTCTACCTACAAAAGTATCTTTTACCCAACTAGCCATTGCGTTTCTTTGAGTTGAGGCCATTGATTTTTCAAACCCGGCGTTGATTTCTTTAGCGGTGGCCACATCAACATATTTTTGAAACACTTGTCGGCGTTCAAGTGAGGTCATATTGTAAAGTTTCTTTACATCAATATCTCCAGATTTTGCTCCGGCTAAAAGTTTGACGACAATATGTTTGGGAATACAGAACGACATTAGTATTTACAGGTTAAACGATTAAGAATATCTTGGGCGGACTCTAAATTGTTCATAGTTCTATTATTCACTTTTGCTCTGGCATTTTCCACTTCTTGTTTAATCCCCTCGGCGATAGTCAATTTGTTTTTCCCAGCTTTTTTCTCATAAACCCAACCTTTTTTCTTCATAACAATTGCTTTCCTTTCCTGTAAAACCTTATCCAAAAAATACTCCGGGCTGTTTTCAGTAATACGACCTCTTTCAGAGACAATTTCCTGTCCTCTTCTGGTTTGTCTTAGGCTTCTTAGCCGCTCTAATTCCGACCATTGACCATAATTACCACTCTCTCTGGCCTGATCAGCCATAGCGATAGAAATAGCCGTTTCTGTGATGTCCTGTGGGGGTAATTCAAGTCCTTTGGCAATCCGTAAAGCCCTCTCTGGATGTTGTTTGACAAACTCCAAAGCATTGGCGGCGTCAATGGCGATTGTCATCTGATCATAAGAGACTTCTTGCTGGAAAATATAATCCATTTGATCAACGATCCGGGCGTAAGCCTTACTCTTTTTCTTTAATCCCTCAATATCAACTGGTTTTTTGGAAGCCTTAGAAGTTTTGGTAACAATCTTTTGAGACTTGATGAGTTGATCGGCCATATCGTTGAGTGAGTCAAAACTTGATTTCCGCATATAAACCTCAACTGCTTCCTGGTCATTTTGGGTAACAGTTGTCTCCCACCATTGTTGACCGTTTTCATCAGTAACTAAAGTAGCGTCTTTGCGTAACTTTCGGAAAAAAGGTAACACTTCTCTTTCATAGTAACGATAAACTGTTTCATATTCCTGTTTGCCCTCAAAGGCTTTTACTGGATCAAATAAATATTCTCCATCACGATTAACTGCGGCCGGGACTGGTTTGTTTCTAAGTTCTTCTTCAAGTTTGGCATATTTTGCCTTAATTTCAGCTACTTTTTTATTATAAATATCCAGTTCTTTCTGATAATCTTCGCTAGTCGGAATAAGTTTTTCTCTAGCTTCTCTTTGAAGTAACTCAAACTCATTACCATCAAGACTATACCTGGGTTCAATCACATATTCAGAGTCCGGTGACTCAACCGCAATAACTTCGGCGTCATCTTCGGCATACAAAACCCTATCGCCATAACCTCCATCTATAAAAGAAACATTTTTATACCCAATATCCTCCCAATAGGATATTTCACCCATCATTTCGCCCTCGCTTTCGTAAAGTGAGTCTCTAGCCTCCTGTTCGTATTTCTCAAAATCAAGTCCGGTGGCGTCTGGATCTTCCTCGGCCATTTTATTCAACATTATCTCGGTTTCATAATAGTCAAAATTACCCTCTCCAACTTCGTCAATTACTTTTTGGGCTTTTTCGGCGGTATCAATTTCTCCGTATTTTGAGGTAAGATTTTTTATTTCATAATAAACCTCGTCCATTTGACTGTCTACTTGTTCCCCAACTGCCTCACCTAGATCAAACTCTCTTACCCTATCAGCATTGGCGATTTCTATGGTGTTTCCATCTACTCCAACGACAATATAGTTGCTTCCTTGATAAGTTATTTCGTCACCTAATTTTTTCTCACTTGTATCACCATCAAATTCGTTGATGACATAATCTTCATTTTCCCTTTCTATAACAAAGGCAGTATCATCTTCGGAAACTCTGACAATTACCCAAAGTTCTCCATCAATTTCAATATGGTCACCAGTTTCACCGTCATTGATGTCCGGAGTCATTGGGATAAGTATCTCCCCCCCCTCTAAGGTATTATCCGGGTTCCAGGGAACTGATGGCATTTCTGCCTCCATTTGGGCTTTAAGTAAATTCTCTGGTTTGGTTCCTTTTTTGACTAATGATCCGTTTACAACCTCCCAATTATAAGTGCTGGTATATCCCTCAATAAATGCGATTGTCAAAGGTGTGGGAACTCTAAATTTAGCGTCTGTTACCTGATCATTGATTAAGTCATTAGCGGCCAGTCGGATTTCTTCTTTAATGGCTCTTTCGTGATATTTAGATCCCACGGCCATAAACTGTCTCTCAATACTTGATTGCTCTGCTTGGATTTTGTCTAAAGCCGCTTGTTTTTCCTGGACGATAATTTCCTGTCCTTTGAGTCTAACCTCAAGCACGTTGAGTCCGTCTTGATATAGTTTTTTATCCTGGTTTGTATTATTTATAATATATTGCTGTCTTTCCTCTTTTAGATTTTCCAGTATTTGTCGTGATCTTTTTAGGTCATCTTTTGCTACAGTAAGTTCGGTTTCCAAGGCATAGTGAGATTGAAATGGATCTGATTGGACTTCAAGTAAGTGCCGGACGGCTGGTTTATTTTGATAGTTAGTTAAGGCCAAGTGAAAATTGTTTTTTAGATCCTTGAGGACATTTTGCTCATAAATTAAATTGTCCATAACAAAGCGATTTCTCGCCATATTTTCTACTGACTTTGTGAGTATTTTTTGAGTTATTTTCTTTTTGGGCATATACAAATAATCAAGTCCAGTAATTATCTGTATCAAATCAGGATTACTTATTTCCGGGACGCTATAACCCTTCAAAATTTCACCTCTAATTTTGGTGTGGAACTGATCAATATCCTCAAACCCCAAAGTTTCCCTATATCTTTCTAAAATATAGGAATAAGAAAAACCTTTTAATCCATCTGTTTCTTGTCCGGCTTTTTTAATCCCTTTCAACATTTTTTCAATATGGTTGTTTAGTCGCTTTACAATTTCCTTTTTGTTTTTATTGAAAAAAGTTTTATTTTTTTTGTTTTCTTCAAGAGTATCCGATATGTTCTTTATTTTTACCTCTTCTTCGGCAATTTTCTTTTCATAATATTTAGTAATTATCTCTCTGGTTTTGGTTGAAGCTACCCGGGTATGGCCAAGTAGTCCGGATTTTTTAACTTCCAGATCTCTTGAGTGGTCTTTGATCCATTGTTCGGCGTCCTCTCTAGTTTCGGAGGTAGACGCTACGGCCTCATTGATATTTTCCTGATTTAAGACAACGCCACTTTCAACCACAACATAGACTCTATTTCCACTATCCGGTTCGGTTACTTCTCTGATTTCATAAGAGACTTTTTTCTGGCCATAATCAGATCCAAAGTGTCCTACCTGTCCGTGTCTAAATGGAGTATCCCAAATATGGGTTTCCATTATATTGTTTTCACCAAAGCGGTTATCCGCCGGGACTACATTTTCGGTTTTGGGTAAAAGTGAAACTAAGTGTCCAGTTCCATAATCAGCATAAGTTGAAGTTCGGATCAAAGCCACCGGCATTATTTTTGCCTGAACTGTGGCAATAAACTCTGCCACATTGATTTTGTCTCCGGAAAACTCTTTTAATGTTTCCTGGATTAGTTCTATATCTGGCTTAGTGATACCCTGTCTTTTAGCGTAAGACTCAATCGCTTGGCGACTAACCGTATCTCTCACCAGTTCTTTCTTCATAGCAGTTAGAGTTTTAGTGGTGACTTTGAAGCGGTCTAGTTTTTGATCAAAATAATCCTGTTGAGGCTTTATGACTTTTTGGATAACCTCTCGGCGTTTATTGATAATATCTTGATAAAGATTTTCAACATTGTTAGGATCCTTGATACTTCGGACAAATCTGATTACCTTGTCAAAAAATCGGCGTATAACTGATTTCTGATTATTTCCTTTAACATAATCAATAAAATCGTTGGCCATTTTCTCTTCTGCCCATATTTTTGAGGCTCTTATTCTGTTTATAGGCTTATCTCCGGGTTGAGTTGCTTGGATCTGGGTTTCTCTAATCTGCTTGTTATATTCTGCCCGATCCATATTCTTTGAAGCGTCTCTTAAGGTTCTCATAATATAGGCGTCTTTTTGAGCTGGAGTAGTAAAAAGATCAAGGAAAGCGTGGACGGCTTCGTGAGTTGGTGTCTTTTCTAATGGGTTATTTACAAATTTAACCACACCTTGCGAATAAACTCCCCAAGCTTCGGCACCATCTCTGGTTTTTATATTATCTAAAAAGTTTACCGGAAGTTCTTTATCGGTAAAATATTTCCTAATGATAGTCAAAACTTGGTCATTGGTTATATGTTTTTCACCACTATCTTCAATTACATTAGCGGCCATATAAAGAGCGTCTTTGTTAGCGGCATAAAAACTCGGCTTAATCTGGGCGGTATTGGGTATCCCAAGGGCAACTACCAGGGCGGCGTCATCATCAAGTTGAGGATTGTTTTCTATTCTCCGGACTGCCTCAACTAAATCGGATACTTCTGTTGGCCGGACTCTTCTTAATGTTTCAATGTCTCCCTGGGCAAATTTCTTGAGGTTCATTAGCTTTTTGACGGTGGCGATACTCTTCAACTCTTCTGTTGAAAACATTTCCCTGGTCTGTTTGGCTAATTCTGCTCTTGCGACCTGTTCTTCCGTGTATTTTGGCTTTTGTGCCTGTTTTTTAACGGTCTTAGGTGCCACCGGTTTCTTTTTCGTTTGTTCTACGGCCTTTGGTGAGGTCGTTTTTTTCTTTTCCGCTACTTTAGGCTGTATTTTAGCTTTAGTTGGTAATTTTTCTACTAAAACACCTCCATCACTATCTCTGGCAACAATCCGGTAGTTTCCAAGTCTAACCGCCGATACTTTGCCATATTCTCTGGCCGCTTTTTTGGTAGTAGTCAGCCAAACTAAATTATTTGACTTAATTTCTGATAGATTTATTCCGGGTTCGGCCACCACGTCCTTGTTTCCAAGTTCTGTTTGCTCGTAGTCAATGACTTCTTGGGCGGTGACATTTTTAGGCATAGAGGTTTCAGCTCCACCACGGTATAGGACTTCTTGTTTCTCAACCTTTTGAGCTTTCTCTTCTACCGGCTTCTGTTCCAATGCGGCGATCCGGGCTTCGGCTTTAGCGATAGCGGCCTCAAGGTCTTTGGTAAGTTTTGGATTTTCGGCTACTTTTTCCCTAAGATTAGCGACAAAGGTATCATTACCAACTTCAATTTGTTTTTGGATTCGGGTAATTAGTTTTTCTTCTGCCGGAGTGGCGGCTTTTGTTTGTTCTTCGGTTATCCGGGTAGGTGAGACTTCTTCCTCGGCGGCAATTTGCTGGAGGGTTTTTTCTTCGGGAATAATATTGGTTTTATCTTCAACAATACCCGGTTCTTTTTTAGTTTCTTCTTTTGTTTCCGACTTAGTTTCGGCCATTGTCCCAACTGTTCCCATACCACCACCGATTATTGATCCGATTATTCCGGACTCAAACACTCCCTCATCATAAGGACGGCCAGTATTTACATTAGAAATAACCTGTTGTGTCGCCTCCTGTATACCCTCGCCACCAGTAGATAAAATTAGTTTTTTAAGACCTATTTTGTCGGCACTAAATACACCAAACCTATCGGTTAAAATGTTAAGGATTATGTTTGCTCCAAATGTTTTATTGGCCGCTTTATTAGCCTCTTCTTTGCTTTTGCCATCTTTTATATTAGTGTCATAAACCGATCCGGCCTCGGACATTGCCTCAACCGCACCAGCCGCCGAACCTCCAAACCAAGCGGCTATTCCCGGTGATACTTTCATTAAAAATTGAGATCCTTTTCCAGCTCCAAAACCTACCACAAAAAACGGTAGTGATGATCCAGCACCAGATGATATTTTTTCGGCAAAGTTTTGATTTTCTGGTGTAATAATAGACAACCAGGCGTCAAGGTTATCTGATCCCTCGTTGAAAGTATCCTCTAGTTTCTTTGAAATAGGATTAAGAACTTTTACTTTACTTGTCTTTCCAGCCAACCAAGCAGATCCATCAAGTAAGCTATTGACTGTTCCAATAACACCAGAGGCGGCAGACTCTAAACCTCTTTCAGTTTTAATCCTATCTACAATATATTTTACTCCGGCTCTGTTTTCCCACCTATCGTCTGGATCTAACTCTAGTATTTTGTTTATAGCTTCTAATTTTTCAATGTCTTTTTTGTTAATAATACCGGGGACAGATAGTTTTTGTTCTATATTTACTTTTTCTCTATCCAAGACTGGAACAACAGAACTCTCATAAATACTTTGAAATAAACCTTTGGTTCCAGGTTTGTTTTGATATTTTAGTGTTGTTTCGGCGTCTCGTTGTCTTTGTTCGGCTATTTGTCCAGGAACTCCAATGATGGATTTACCAATACTAACCGCTAAATTTTTAGCACCGGTGGCCGCTTTACTTAAAAAGCCTGGTTCAGCAATTGGTTTGGCCGGAGCGGCTTGGACTGGAATTGGTTTAATTGATTTAGACTGGACGGCGTTTAAGAAGTTCCCACTCGCACTTCCACCAGTAGGTTTTATCTTACCAGCAGTCGTTTTATCAGTAGTAGGTTTGCCATATTTAGCAACAAATTGTGATGATAGTGACATAATTATTCTTGTTCATAGTAACCTGTTGCCGTGCCGCTATCTTCACGGTTCGGATCTCTTAAATGTCCATAAATAATTACAAACTCTGCGTATGTTCCAAGTCCATCAGCAATCCAAGCTCTCAAAGCGGCGTTCCAGATCTCCGGAGCAACGTGTCCATAGGAGTTGGTACTGGCCTCAAGTCCATTTTGGATATTTGATTTATATTCTTCCTTAAGTTCGGCAGTAGTTGGTTTACCACCACTTCCACCGCTAGTAGCATTACCAATTCTTCCGGCACTTACCTGGTTAACTATGTTTCCGGTATTTTTATCAATAGTCAAAATAGTCACGTTTCCGTAATCATCAACCTGTTTTTCAATCATCACTTCGGCTTGACTTGCTTTTGAAATAGCCGATTGGATAAAACTAATCGGGAGTCCTGTTTGGGCGGATAAATTGCTTATATCTTGAGGGCTGGCTGTATTTAAGGCACCGGAAGCAAGCAATGAGTTGAAAAGGTCAATATTGTCTTGTCTTGTAACCCTGTCTATATCAAATTGTTTAACTTGGAGTCCTAATTTCTCATTTATTTCGTTTTGTTTTTGAGTAACTTGAGCATTATAGTTGGCTAGTTTTGCTTCTTCACTTTGTAAACTATCGTTTAACATATCATCAATCTTTCTGATCCGGCCAACTCTTGAACTTTCAGATAAAAATGGATTTTCGTTGACTTCGGCTCTTCTTTTGTCGGCCTCGGACTTCATTGAGTCAATTGTGGCTTGGATACCAGAGATTGTGTTTTGTAGTTGAGTAATCCCGGAAGCGTCATAAAGTTTCTTTTGTTCTTCCATTAAGTTTAGATTTGAGGAAACACCGGTTCCACCAAACATACTCCCCGATCCAGTAGCACCAGAGCCAGAACCGTTAAAATTAACTGCCGAGCCGGCACCACCGGAGGGATTGGAGTATTGCGAGTTGATGTATGCCTGATTAGCACCGGGGGCATTACCGGCGGCGATAGAGGTAGCGGCTAGGACTTCGGGGGAAACCATACTACCAGCACCTTGTTGATTACTTTGAGGATGTATTTGTCCAGGTTGAGAAAAAGTACCGTTCCAATATTGTCGGCCGTTATACCAACCACCCTGTTGAAAACCACCGGGAGGAGCTGTTGGAAGCGGGGCATTGGAAGTAGCACCGGCCGGAACCGTTGAGGCCGGGACATCACTTGAGATACCTTGACCTAAATATTCTCTGGCTAGATTAGCGGCATTTGAGCCTCTAGCGGCATTGGCGGCGTCTGTTGGGTTATATCCCTTACTAACTAATGCGTTGATGAGTTCTTGAGTTGTAGCCATAGTTATCTGTTAAGGTTGGCAAACTTTCCAAAGTATTTTTTTGCCGCTAAATTATAAATATTGATTGCTTCTTTTAGACTTTTAGAAATACCCGGATAAAACATCTTTTTATTAACTTGTATTCGCACCTCCCAACAGTTTTTAGACTTTTTCCAAGTAACCCCCTTGTGTATGGTTCTATTTGATCTAATTGTCCGACTATTAGCTAGGTTTTGAGACCTGGTAGCTAGTCTCAAGTTTCTTCGCCTATTATCAAGTGTATTTCTGTTTATATGGTCAACAAAAAATCCAACAATTGATTGGTTTGTCTCCATTATTTCTCTTGACATAGGAACAGTTTTACCATCTTTTTTTCTTACTGCCCTATGTGTTCCACGACAAGTTTGTGTAAACCACTTGAATTGATTAAGCCAATCAAAATCTTGATTATTTACTATCGCAAATTGTCCTTTTGTTAATTTTATTTGTTTCATAATTATCGGTTAAAACTACCAGGAATAGATCCTCCGTTGGAACCAAAAAAATCAATATGTTCAAATTGGGGATTATCTTTTAATTTTCTTTGTAACCTGTCGGCAATTTTCTTATATTCTCTAGTGATTATTTTTTCTGAATTGGTGATAGCGGCTAGGGCTTTATTCGGATCTATGTTTTGGATTAAATTTCCATAAGCGTCTTGTTCTATGGCTTCGTTTAGGACATCATCAAAATCGGTAAACATTGTCACGTCACCATCATCTGTCATTGCCGCCGCTTGGATAACTCCCCAAAGGATTAAATTACCTGATCCGGTAGTTGTTGGAGTGGGAAAGATAAAGAGTTGTCTACCATATTCTGAAAATATTTTGTCGGTAGAATTGGGATAATCTTCAACTTGTTTCAAATAATCTTCAAAATCCCATTTATCATAAGCCGAGTCACCGTCCACGGAAATCTTAAAAATAGACTCACTTTGGCAATTATTAGGGTAATCAACATAATCTTCTCCGGCTACCGTATTAGTCACAAAACCTCTTTTGATACTTGGCCATTGTCTAGCCGAGGCCACGGTAATATAAGAGTCATCAATCTGATCCTCAATTCTAGTGTCGGTAAAATAAGTGGAAGTCCCTACAGCATAGAGTTTCGGCTTGAGCTTGTTTTTAATGTCTAATCTCGTTCTCATAAGAAGAATATATCACCTATTAGGCTATTTTGTCTTTGAATATAACAATTTTATAATTAGAAGTCAGGTATCCTGTGCCTGTAAGAGTAATTTTAAGAACAATGTCGTTTTGAGTAAAATCTGATATTTGAATAGCCATAACTTTGTCCGTAGCACTTCCGTTGTCATTGAAAACAAAACCCATAGCATTTCCACTTGACCAACCTGGTCTATTTACTATCTCTTGGACTAAATCTTTCCAGTCATCACCAAAATTAAATTCCGAAGTAATGGGGGATTGTGTTTTAGTCCTAACCGCCGTAGTTTTTGGTCTACCATTAGCGTTTCCATAGTCACTAAAAGAGCTGGTATTGTCTTGGTCTATTCCATAAATCTTAAATTTAATATCCGATCCAGAAGTGGTAGTCACATTTCTCCACTCAAAATCAGCCCCGGTAACAGTTTGACCTTGAGCGATATAGATATTGCTAAACCTTATGGCGGAACCATCACCTGTCCCTCCTCTATTTCCAGCAATAATATAATAACTTGGAAGTGAGTCTTGAAAGACTGCCCCACCGCCACCTAAATAATCAACTATACTTTGATTGTATGGACTACTCAAAGTCCGGGTAATTCTTATCTTTGAACTATCGGCATAAGTCACTATATCAGCCGGAAACAACTCTCCATCTTGGTAAACCGCAACAAGGGGAACGTAACCCAGGTTATGAGAAATATCAACGTATCCTGTTGTACCTCCGGAATTGATACTAATTTGTCCAGAAGAAACGGTATGAATTTTGAGACAAGTATGATCAGAGTGGAAAATATAATCCCTTAAGTCGGTGCTATCAAATGACTTTCCCGGCTTCATTATTTTTAGGACTGGTTTTTGTGTCATTTTCCGGAGTCTCCAATAATATAGTAACGATAACTTACTGTTTTGCTTGATCCAGTTTTATTAAATATCTTGAATACAGCATTGGAAGCATTAACTCCGGTGTAAGTAAAATCTCCGGAAACATAAGTATCTTCTCCACTAATATTATGAAAAGGCGTTGGATACCATCTTCCTGATCCGGGAGTCAACTCTACCACTAAAATAGCTAGCGGAAAAAATCCGCAATTATGGGTAATAGTTACGGTGGCATTACCACTAGCACCAACTGTTACTGTCCCGGTTGCCTTACTAAAAATTTTGATTGAGCTATAAGAAGAGTGAAGAGAAAAATCCTTTATATCTGTTGAAGTCATAGATTTTGTCGGTAAAGCTACTTTGAGAGTCGGGGTAATTGTCATAGTGTTTCCCAAAAAACATAAATAAGAGCCGAGGACGCATAGGCAGACATATTGTCATTGGTTATTTGACTACTGGTAGCAACAACGTGGGTAAAATTATCCGGTGTGTTTTGGCCTACCCATCCGATATAAGTTGGTTTCGTTGATAAATATCCGGCGTATAAATGAATAGGCATATATCCTAATCCGTGAGAATAGGCAGTACCATTGGGAGCAATTGTTACCGAAGTTTTTGTTTTAAGAGTTTTAAGTCGGCTACTAAAAACCATATTTTCTTCACCACAAGTCTTAATATCATATCCCGGTTCGGCTATTTCTAATATTGGTGTTTTTGCCATTATGTTGACTCAATACCCATAAAAATAACGTCATAAGTTCCGTCATTTATGAATATACCTCTCCGACTTCCAATTTCTAATACCGCAAAGAAGTTGCCAGTAATTAAAGATCCGGAAGCCAAAGTACCTTTGAAAGTAGCGTCACCAGTAGTAGCGTCTATGGTGATAGTTGTATCTCCGGATTTGTTTCTAGTGACGATCCCGGCTGGACTTATTTTGACATCACCTGAGACTCCCGGTTCAAACTTACCGATAGAAATTGAGCCATATTCTCCAAAAGTATAATCAGATAATATTCGTCTACTTTGAGTATTAAATGAATCAGCAATTACAGTTCTGGCTATTACGGCTGGAGGAAAAGATTTACCCTCTTCGGCATTTGGGACGAGTGTATCTTGTGTTCCACTACCACCAGTTGTAGTCGTTGTAGATTGGCCGATCTCCGGGAAATCAACCTCTTCTATTACTGTAGGTTTTAAGACCGTATCAGCCATTATTCTAA